GTCTCCCCCAACCCTTGGGTTCTGTTCTGAAGGGTACATATTCTTTATCAATTTCAAAACTTCAGCTTCTTTATCTTTCAGAAGATTCATGTCATCAATCTGACCTGGAGTCAATTTGTTATATCCTTTGACTTGTTCCTGTGTTCCTTGGGACCCTCCTTTTGAGTTCGTGACGAAGCTTTCATGTGCCATATCTTTATACTTAATTTATACTTGTTGTCCGAGCAGGACTTGAACCTACAACCTTTCGCTTCGAAGGCGACGGCTCTGTCCAGTTGAGCTATCGGACATTTTTGGCTCGATCAGAATTGCACTGATGTCTTCCGATAATTTTCGTCTGGGTTTTTTAGACCCGTCATTTATCGGCGTTCTATACCCGAACTCCGAGCTCTACTTTTATATTGTATCACAAAACAATACCCCCCGTTAGGTGATGTCTCTTTGCACTCGACTAAAATTATTGCGTCGACATACTTATTTGTAGCTTGTTTGGCCGACTCCAACGTCCACAAGAAAACACCCCGGTAAAGGGATGTCTCTTGAACCACTTGAATACTATTGATGTATTCTAATATTTTTTGCCTCTCCTCCTACTGCGTGCATGAGGGATACAGCTGATGCACTCGCCCGACCTGTATGCAGGGCTTCGGAGGAGAATCAATGTTAGTGACTGAGATGTATCAGTGCTTACCAGTTTGAGACTAACTTATATATTATACCACTTTTTCTTGTGCGTTTATTATACCACAAAAAAAATGGGTGGGTAAAGACCCCGGACTTCAGTCCGCGTCTTAAAACGGACGTGGAGAGAGCATCAGCCTACTTCGGTAACAACTCTCGATGAAACGTCAAACCACGGAATAGTAGCCTAAAAACTCTAGTTCCAGAATCCTCAGCACTTTAGTGCGAGGAGTGTATCAAGTTAATAACCACTGCAATGAGAACGCGAGTACTACCGTGATAAAATCACAAGCGAAGACAATCATAATAGCCTTCCAAACTTCGGCCTCCGATATACCTCTTTTCCGATTATCCCAAGAAATCCACATAAAAACGAGAGTAGTCATACTATATAGAGTTGTTTATTGTGTTGGCGTCTTTGATTATGCGGTCTGATAACTTCTTAATTTTAACAAACACCTTCTTAGCATCTTTTGAAATAAGTGCCTTGGGAGGATTCTTAGACTCCCAATCTTTATAATCAGCCATAAAAGCCACCTCTGTTTCTTGCACGGTTCGGTTTCGGGCGTACCATTCAAGGGTCCGCTCATATGTCTTTTGAAACTTTTTAACGCCCCAAGTATTTTTGAAGTTTGAGTTTATAAATTCTTGGGCCCGAGGAAGTTTGTCTATAATACTTCGGTTTTGATGCAGTCTGACCACAAAGTCCTTCCCTTCGTATTTCCCTCCTGCCCATTCTGCGGAGTTGAGATAAAGTGATATGTTCATATTTTTAGGTATTTTAGGTAATTCTATAATAATCTTTGGTGCTTGTGCCTTTCCCTTGTAGTAAGGGGGGTTGCTGACTGAGGGGATTATAGGGTAGGTTCGAGCTGCTTTCCTTTCCCCGCCAATCGTAAAGTGGTTCCTATCCCAAGGGATATCGTTAAACAGACCGATAGAGTTCATTTTATCCTGTACCTCTGCCCAGTTAGCCACGTCGACCGCAACGCCTCGCATATGGTTACTTTGGAGTGTTTTTGAGGCTCCTTTCGCTACCATTGCCTTCTGTTCCTCAAGAGAACGCCATGAGCTGACAACAAAAGCTTCGGGAACTCGACTCAACATTTCAGCCATGTGTTCGTGTACCATATACTCCCTCGCACGATATAGCTGACCATTTATTCGTTTACTCTTCTGTTTTACCTTTACTATCATATATTTTATTATTAATCTCCTTAATTTGGATTTTTAGCTACCTTTCTATTATTTCTATATCTATGTAGTCCTTTTTTTTAGGGTCTTTGAGTGACAAGTATTGAACGGAAAGTACATGTTTATAGCTATCATCTTCTAATATTTTGCATTTTACTATCGCGTCTTCAATACACTTCGCCATATATGAGCAGTTTGAGGAGTCCAGCGGTTTACCCTTGAACCAAAATGTCATTTTCAAGTCTACGGATCCAGTAACTGGAAATAAACTTTTTACCTTCGAGCGAACTTCCCAATAATAGGTGTCTTTGGTGGCTTTCCTTTTTGTCCAGTGAATACCTGAATATATCTTATTCGTGGATACTTTCTCTACCATTTCTATTCTGAGTGTTTGTGTCATTCTTTTTTTTCTTATTATATTTGTTATACCACATATGTTTTTTATAATGCTGATTGAACTAAATACTTCCATATAGCCCAAAGGACTCCGAATGTAGTGGCAATAAGAAGAATGAATTGGGAAGCGTTCCGAGACACAGTAGAGATTTGAGAAAACATCTCCTTTTTTGCATCGGCTATAAGCTCCTTTTTTGCATCAGCCTCTCTAATTATTAGTAGCTCAGAAATCTTCTCCTGACTCTCTCTGTTTTGTTTGAGTGAACCATCTACACTCTGTTTCAAATCAGATATAGAAGTCTCTAATGAGACTACTTTTGCTTCTACTGAATCCACTTTTTGAGATATATTACGAACATCTTCTACCACGAGTTCTATTGAGTTATACACCAATTTATTGGCACTAGTATTTTTGAGGAGTACATCCGCTAGCTCTTTACTCAATTTACCCTCCTTTTTCAACTCTTCTATAATATCAATATTTTGGATTGCTATTTGTTTTACACTACTCATTTCCCTTCAAGTAATATTCGACTGCTGAAATAATATAATACACAATATAAGTCTCTAGTATGGTAATAATTGCCACGAACTCGATAGCAACTTCTGGACCATAGGATTCATTAAAAAATGATTCTGCTCCAGGTAAAGAGGTAACTACTAGGAATGATACCACTAATTCTAAGAAGTTTTTTAGCTGAGCTAGATTATCTTTTAGAGGGGCTAGGATATTGTATCCCTCGAAGGAGTATTTGGATTTCATATTCTTTTTTTTTTACTAATTGATATCCTTATTATAGCACACTTAAAAAAACATAAAAAAACTTGGAGTATTTTCTACTACTGGTATAATTGATCCATTGACTCTGATCCGAGTGTGGGGAAAATCCGAGATAATATATCCGCATTTCCCGCCAAAATTATAGCCACAGCGGCTTCGGTTATGTTCTTTACGTTCGCCTTGTCTCGGAGCGGGAATGAGATATCGTACCCGTCAAATGTGAATCTCTCTTTATTCATGATCATGAATTGTTCTTGGTTATTGCTCTTTGTTCATGATAACATATCCGAGCTCGGCTAGTTTCTGATATGCATATAGTACGCTCTTCCTGTTGTACCAGCTGGAAGTGTTGTGGGGAGTGCAGCTGTAGGCTCTGCAAAACGAATAAAAGATGCTATCTGAACTCCTCCAGGGTTATGCCAAGGCACGGCTGTGGTTGTATCTCCTGTGGTTTGATTGTTTATCCCGAGCCAGTACGCGGTTCCTTTTACGAGCGTAACGGCATCATCAAAAGTCACCTCAAAAACTCCAGTAGCCGAGGGCACTCCGGTTTTGGATTCAAGCAACGTTCCTGCGTCGCTGTATATCCCTAGCTCCAGGGTCGGGTTTGTTGAGTTGACTGCGGAGAGCAGAGTTCCCATAATTGAAAAGTCTGCACTCTCATTCGCTATGATTCTGACATAGTATCCCTGCCTCGGGAAAATAGCACCCTCAAAAGCAGTACCTAGTACGAATGTGTTGATGAAGCCGAGACCTCCTCCTCCTCCTCCTGCGTTATCGTCAACATATTTTTTAGTTGCCACCTGTAAATCTGTGGTTGGTGCTGGGACAATTGGAGATACTGAAAATGTTTTTATTCCAGCCACTGTCTGGTCTCCTGTCATCCTGACGACTCCAGTGTCTAGGTTCACTGCTTCGGTAACTGTGATGTGGTTTACCTTGGCAACTTGTCCTGCCGTGATTCCGACTTTAGCTGTGTTGGCGATAATTGCATCAGCCTGTCCTGCCGTGATACCTATCTTGGCTGTGTTGGCTATAATTGCATCAGCCTGTCCTGCCGTGATACCTATCTTGGCATTATTGGTTGCCGTGTCGGCTTCTATGGTATCAAGATTAACGGCTTGGGTTACCGTGATGTGGCTTACCTTGGTGGCGTCTCCAGAAGGGTATGAGTTGATTGCGTCGAGGGCTGTTTGTTGTGCTGTTGATACTGGCTTAGCGGTATCTGCTGTGTTGTCTACATCTCCAAGGCCAACGTCTCCCTTTACGATTCCCGTTGGGGTGAGGATGTTTGGGGAGGTTCCGAAGACTAACGCACCTGTACCTGTCTCGTCTGATAATACCCCTGCTAGCTGAGCTGATGTAGTAGCTGCGAATTGTGATAGTGGGTTGGCTGTTAAAGCATCACCGCCACCAGGTATTGCCGTCCATACAGAATCGTCTCTTAGGAACTTTGTACCGTCTGGTGTGCCTGTAGGTATAGCTGCTCCTGCTGCTGCTACGTTGGTTGCGTCCGTAACATCTGCTAGTGCTTCAATGCCTGTAAGTTTAGTGTTTTTGGCATCTGTAAATGCGTTAGCTTCTGCTTCGTAGGCTGTCTTAATCTGTGCACCTGTCTGGTCGGCTGTTGCTCCGTCCTCCACGTTCAAGAGTGTTCGTGTCGCTGCTGCTGTAAGTTCTTCTGAGTTACCTGACCCAGCGGTTGTTCTTCCCAAAATACGTGCAGTAGCTACGTTAGATAGTACGTCTACCGTTCCTGCTGGGATGTTGGTCATGTTTGAAGCATCAAACACTGGAGCTGCACCGCTAACAACACTTTGGTCTAGTGCTTTTACGTCTGCAATAGATGTGAGTTCAGAGTCCATCAAAGCTCCTGCCGCTGTAACATTGGCTGTGTCGGTTACGTCTGCACTGGTTTCTATTGTACCTAGTTTTGTACTAGCGGTTGAGTCAAAGCTAACTTTAGCGGTGTTGGCATCGACCGCACTAGTAAAGTCAGTGTCTGGTACGTTTCCCAGCCCCACTTGTGCTTTAGAGACACTGTGAGGATTGTCAGTAGCTGATATGTGGTCAAATGCTGTCGATGGAGGTACTTCCAGAGTAGTAATAGCCTCTTGAAGCTCTTCTAGGTGCTCCGCCATTACGGCTAACTCTATATAATCCCCCGAAGAGAATCCTATTCGAGTGGTCCCTCCTACTGGTCTTTCGATTATTTCAATTTCAGAAATATTCTTCCATACTTTCATATGTTCAAAAGAAACCCCTTCCTCTGCTTTATTTGAACTGTTATATATTGTCACATAAAAATGCTCTCCCAAAATAGTATCAGGGAAAGAAGAAATGTCAGAGACAGTAAAGGTATCTCCAGTGGTTAGGGAAGTTGAGATAGACTGGCTCAATGAGGATTGAACGTTGTTCTTTACTTTCGAGAACATATTTTTTGTGTGTTTCGTTTCTTTTATTATACCTTAAAATATGTCATAATAGAAGAAGGTAATATTAAAACCAAAAAAACTATGGAAGGTAAAAAGAAATCACGAAAGTCCAATTACACTGTTGCTATAAAGGTTCCTACTACCAAATGTGCTCACAAAGGGGATTCATCTAGCAAAAAGAAAGGCTACTAAGGAGTCCGCACCATAAGAACTTCACCTCTCTTCGAGGGAAGGATTTTGGTATATGCTCTTCGGAACTTTCTCCGGGAAAAGAATGAGTCTATATCTTTAAGAGTAGGCTCATTTTTGTATTCCCCTCTATAAAATCTCAGGTAGATAGAATCTATGTGTTTAAGTGTGTGTACCGCACCTTCGAGTACAGGAATCTCGGCTCCATTTACCTTGAGAACTAAATGGTTATAGGTGTCCCCAAAAAACTTATTCTGGTAGAAGTCTAGCTTCTGAGTGTAGATACGATACTCTTGTTGTACTATATGGTGGATAGGCTCCCTAAGAGAACCGAACTGGTCGTCCTCCGTAAGATAATATTGATGAGCTCTATTCCCCTTCCATATCCCCGAGTTTATGAGGACGTCACTTCCTTCAAGAAAATCTTGAGTGAAGTCTGCTTTGAAAGTATTGGCTTCAAACCATACAATAGGGGCGTCCGTCATGTCCCTGTACGTCTCCCTATCTTCAAGATTGTGTGAACCTATGTGTATCACCCCCGTAATAGGTTTCTTTAAGAATCTTTTTAGATGCTTGTCCATTTTTTTGGGATAAGGAGTGGTTGTTGGGTGATGTCTGCAAGGAAATGAGTAGGGTAATAGACCCGCTTCCCTCTATTCTCAGATAAGTAGGCTCCCCACCAAGCGTCAGGGTTGGCTCCTATGATAAAGTCAGAACACCGAGAAAGAAGAGTTATCCTTTCCCAGTCGTACAATTCACTCACGTGGATTATTTGTTGGCCCTCCACGGGTTCGATTCGAACATTATTAGGAACAAGAGCTAATATATTCCTATGGGGAAAAAGAGCTAGAGCTCTATGATAGAAGTCCATACCGGTAGGATGGAAGTCGTTATGACCGTGAGTTACATACAAACCGACATAGGAATCCTTTTCTAATCGAGGAGGTAAGGATTTGTTTCTATAAATAGACGTTACGAACCTAGACGTTGGATATAAGGATCGACGTATATAGTCACCAGCAATAGAGTACTCAGTCGAATCATAAGCAGTATGCAGTGGTAATTCATTATCACATTCTTCAGTATGGTCTACATACCTATCAGATAATTCGCAGAAGTTAGGATAGTATCCACCATCATAAAGTTTCCAATCTTCAGGAAGGAGTGAGCGTCTATTCATGGTAATACCCAGTATCATCATCTCAGCAACTGTGAATAACCGCTCACCGATACTACGATATCCTAGCATTGAATGAGCTTTAATAGTATCCATATTAATTCATTGTATTACGTATAGCTTGGTAATAAATATCCCCGTGGAAAATAGCTTCTTGTATTGTGGCCTCTATATCGTGAGTCACCCCATCCAGAATGGACACCTTCTCTTCTGGGATATTGTATTCTTTAATAGAATAATCGGCAATGGAAGTACTCGGGAATATATACTGAGCAATGAAATTACTATAAAGAGTATTCTCCGCGTGAGGAGGTTCATCTATGGGGTCTTTCCCGTGAGATGAGAATGCGATAGGAATATAGAACCCAACTGAGGTGATGAGAAAATCGTTGAGTGACTCTAAATGATGAAACCAAACTAAATCATTAACAGAACTCATACGACTTAGATGCATTTCGCTTGGCTCTTCCATAGACTCGGTCGGTACAGTATCTCTATACCCTTCTTCAGTGCTGGATACGATGACCACTTCGATTCCTTTATCTTGTAGCTCTTCGGACCAAGCATAGATTTGGTCTCCTTTATTATCTTTTAGGGTGTCGGTTATCATCAGGATTTTCATACGGTTTTTTTAGTTTTAGAGAATATAGACTTCATTGTCTCTGAGAATAGTTTTGCGTGACGTGTGTAGGAAAAATCGCTATGGATACTATTGAGAGCCTTATGAGCAAGCTTATTCCGTAGTGCCTCATCTTCCAGTAATAAATCCATACAAGCGTACCAATCAATCGGGTTGTTTTTTGCTAATAATCCTGTCTCCTTGTGAGTAATAGGATAATATGTGCCTATATCAGAAGCCACCACCGGGATTCCCTGTGAAGCATACTCAAAATACTTAATAGCAGATTTACCTCGATTAAAGAGGGTATCCGTAAGAGGAGCTATCGCAATAGTGGCTGGCACATGAGTGATAGCTTTGGCATATTCAGCGAAAGAAGGTACACTCGGAAGTCTGAGCCACTGGTTCTCGACCTGGTCTTTGGTGAGAGACATGAATCCTGCGTCAGGGTGGTACCCCATAGTGACAAACATAACGTTCTTTTTGTCGGTGAGCAGCTGCCGGATAGCAGGCATAATCATAGCGAGGTCAAGTTCATGAGAAGTAGAACCTCCCCAAAAGATATACTGGTTTACCAATTCTTCTTTGAACTGACGTTTCTGGGGATAATCCTTAGCGTCATAAAGGTTAGGGAGCACAAAAATATTGTCATGATACTGAGAGTACTCATCTTGAAGCTCATGAGTAGACACTATGAGAGCATCACTTTTTTCGATCTGCTGTTTAGCCATAATACTCAATCTGGTTCCCTCCTCAAAGTATTCTTTATTAGGATTTGAAGAGTCTACCTTAAATAAGTTATCGTCAAAATCGTTTACGAGTATCTTATTTTCTTGACTACATACAGCGTTTACTATGTCCCAAGTGGAATCATGCTGGATATGTTTACAGATTATCATATTGTACTCACGGAGAGCCGCTTCCCAAAAACGGAGACTCATATTCCCGTAATTAAACATTCTACTGTCTAAATAGTCTACGAACATTCCCTCACTCCTGAGTGTCTCCAGAGGCTTCTTTACTCGGTAGTGAAATATACCACCTCTCTTCTGGTCTGAATATAGGTACAATATCCTTGGGTGAGAGGTTTCATTTGACTTTTTGCTTTGCATATATTTCTTTTTTTAAAGATTCTTTTTTAGATTGGGATTTGTGTTTGAATTCTGAGTCGAGGTACTTACCGATACGGGTTCGTTCTTCTTCTACTTTTATTGAGTCTAAATGGTCTTGCTCTCCAGGGTCTCCAAAGTCTTCTTCGTATCGTGCATGTATTCGCTGATTTTTATGTTTCATAAAATCATCTAGGAGTGCTTCGGCTGATTGGAGTGTCCGATGAGGCACTTTGACTTTTTCCTGTGCGAAATAATGAGTATCATAATATTCTTTATCTACTGTATTCCTCAGCCCTCTTGCGGGAATAGAACAGATGAGATAGGGTCCGAAAATAGTCTGGTAATATAACCCCCAAGTATCTGGGTTGTTCAACTTAAATGAATAGATATTAGTATCGGAATATTTATTTCGGGATATCTTTATGAAATTGTGTAAAGAAATCATATTTTTAATATTTTATGATTATAATTATAGTATAGCATAGAATAACAAAAAAACAGGGTATGACCCCTGCTCTTCTGAGATAGGCATTTGACTAGCTGTCAAATCCTGTTCCTGATTTAAGATTAATAACCCAGTCTGAGTTAAGAACCTTTGTTGCAAAGTAAATCTTCCAAGCGATAATTCTATGAAGAGCGAGCGGATCTGAGACAGACATTTGTCCATCAGTCTCCATCATGAATTTAGTTCGTGAGATAGTACCTGTTTGTCCTTTTGAAGGACCTTCTTTTCCCATGTTTTGCTGTGGAACAGCTCCCATATCTCCATCGAATTGGATTACTCCATAAGCGTCAGCCCCGAAGAAGAATGAGTTCCGAACAATACCAGTAACATCGAGAACTCCTGCAGTTGTTTCTCGAAGGCCGTTCTCGGCGTTGGTACGATAGAAGTCGATTCCGTGGATGGTACCAATTTTACCGTATTCAATACCAGAGGTATCGACATGAGTATTATGAGTCTTCCAATCAGTATCGTTCTGTAAATCGTAGGCTACTGAAACAGGGATAATACTTCCGTATTTTCCTTTTGTGAAGTTCCCGTGAATCATCCGAGCTCCATTTAATGCGAGCTGAGAAGCGATTCTTCGGATTTCAGTTGAGCTGATCATGTCAGTAGCGGTAATAGCTGAAAGGTCTTTGTTCCCAACTTGTCGTACTGATGCTCCGGCACGTAGCTCCTTAGCAATTGCAAGGTCGATAGAACGACCACATTGGTCTCCAAGAACACGTGCAAGCTCTTCACCGTCTTTGTCCAAAGATGACCGGTAGGCCAACTCAGTTTGGTCGATGAAAGAACCCATAGGTCGGATTTCAGCGGTAACTGAAACAGTTTCGAGTGTTTCTCCTCCAGCTGCGTAAGCTGCTGTTGCGTCCTCAGTTGCGAGGAAGTCTTTGGTTGGGAGATTTTGGTATCGAGTAAAGCTAACTACTTTACCGTTGTTTTCTGGGATTCGTTTTTGCTGTCCGAACATTTGGTACCGTGTAACTTCGACAGCTCGTTCTAGGAACGTTTTGTCGTACAGGGTTACAAATAGCTCACTGGAACCAGAAGAAGCAGTTGTATTAGTCATTTTTTTGTTGTTGTTTCGTTTTTAGTCTTAGCGTGGACGGGTCTATTGAATGAGCTTTTTTTGTTTCATGAACGACTTCAATTCGGCGGCAGACATATCTGATGTATCAATCTCACCTGAGTCGGGGGAACCTGCACCTGATTGAGATACCATGGAACCACCTTCTCGTTCACCGAATTTCTCTACGGCTGAACCTCGGATTTTACTCACTACTGGCTCATATCGTTCTTTGTATACCTCAGAAATGTCTTTACCTTCGTTGGCCGGAAGAGTAACTTGGTACAACAACTCTTCTTTGAATGAGTCGGCGTCTGGGTTCTCAGAGACAAACGCATCAACGAGATTTCGGTTTGCTTCCTGGAACTTACGTACAGCTTCTTCATTTTGAGAACGAGAAAGCATTTCTACTTGTCGTTGTAACTCCTCAATCTGAGGGTTTATTTCAGGTTCAGGGGCTTGTCCTTGTTGTCCTTGGAATCCGTCGAAGTAAGATGACATAGGTGTCGAAGTGAATTGTTGGTATGGATCTTGGCCGCTTTCTGGGGCCTGGTTAGGTTGTCCCATGGAAGGGTCTTCTCCTCCCTGTGCTGACAAGTTGTCCGATTCAGAGGTCATTCCCTCTTGTTGGGCTTGCTCTACGAAACTAATGAGTTCTTCAACGCTACCCTTACCACTTGCTTGAGCAATGACCTCGAGTGCTTTTCTAGAACGAGCTGCTTCTTGGTTTGCCTGATGCATAGCTTTCTCGGACTCTTTGTATCCCTGTTCAAGAGACGTGGAGTCTTGGAATTTACCAGCGAGAGGTGGTGCCATTTCTGGTGCCATCATTGCGGGGTCTTGTGGAGGTAGTTGTGGTGCAGAACCTTGAGGTGCCATTCCAGCTTGGGGGTCCAAGGTATTGGAAATTTCCATCTTTTTTGGGTTTGTTAGTTTTGTTATCGTTATCTCCTATATTATCCCTTATCAGGATTAGATTGTCAACATATTTGCTACTTTATAATAGGAGATAATTCTACTTCTGCGAAACGAGCTGTTTGTTTCTGGTAATGAATCCACTTCCTATTAGCAATTCTGAGCAAATCTTCTGGAGCTTGCATGGTATCAGCAATGAACATTAGCCCTTTCAGAAAACCCTTGTAGTAATTGAGCTCTTCAATAGTCACAATGTCTAAAGGAAATTGTTGTTCCTCTATCTTTTTATGAAGGGCACTCTCAATGAATTTGTACCCAGGGTGGTCTTTTAGGGATTTTAGTAACTCAGTCTGTTGTTCCAATCTCCCTCGTTCTCGGTCTAGTTCGTCAGTATTCATAGTTAGTAGTTACTTTTACCACCAGAAGCGTCTTCTATTCCTCTTACAAGATTTTGGTCATTAGCAATTGCCCCATCGAGTGGCATTTGTCCGGCATTACCGTCAGCTGCTCCTGAGGTAGAACCTGTTGTGCCTCCTTTAGCTGCCATCATAGCAGGGTACCCTGGTATGACTCCGCCTCCCCCTTCTCCTCCTTCTTCTGGAGGGAGTGTCATTTCTGGAACAGCATTCATAGAATCAGCATTATCTAGCACAATTTTGTCGGCATACCCACCGAGACCTTGAAGGTCTAGGATAAGTCGATGTGCTTCTGACTTGTTTACCGTTCCCTGTTGAAGGAACATATTGGTCGATTGCATAACTTGTTGGAGTAGGGCAGCAGGGTCCATAGGAGGTTTCTGCTTGACCCTGACTCTAAGGTCATAGTGATTTACTTTCAAGATATCTTTAGGAACAGTATTCAGTTCATACTCACCCGTCTGGGTGTTCCAGACTTTAATAGGGATGTCTTTACCATCTTGCATTTTAGAGGTCATCTTCAAGGTCTTCCTTCCGAGAGATTCCATGAATAGAACGGTCTCTCCCATGACATCTTCAAGAACGGTTAGTCTATTCTGTTGCTGGAGACGAGTCTCCGAAGCGGAGTTTCCTCCTCCACTGAGCCCTTTTGACAAGGAGCTTACGTTGGTTGTTTGCTGAATCTCAGTGTCCATAACGTCGATAGCTCCAAAGATTGAAGACTTCAAGTCTGTTCTGGAGAGTTCTTTAATATCTCGCTCAATATCTGAAACAGCGATTCCTCCTCCTGGTCGAGATATGAGGTCTTCTGGATTAATGTCTGCTGACTTGTTGTACACAAACATAGGGTTGTTAATCAACCTCACGTTGTCCATAGCCTGTTTGAATAAATCCATTTGGGCGTCCTCAAGGTCGAGGGACTTCATAATATCTGAAACCCCATATATCATATTAGGATTTAGATGTCGTTTGTATGGTGCGACTACCGCAGTTAACATATTGTAGGGGTTGGGCTTTCTAGCTAACATAACGTCATTACCTGAACAGTTAGCTACCCAACAAATCTCAGTCTTCGTTTGGATCTCAAAGACGGTAACCTTTTCTGTTCCTATAAAGGCCTGAGACATATCAACGTTGTTGACCCGAGACTTGTATTGGGCCCCGTGGGCAGAACCTGCGAAGGTTTCTCCTGGATATACATAGTCTACATTCCCATATTTTTTGAATATAGGAGTGTTCTTAATATTCTCAAGAGTCATCGGATATGAGAAAATAATCTCAGGAAGGTTATCTATGGAACCATAAAAAGGAGAGAAATAAACATCCTTCAAATCAAGCACATCACAGAAGATGGTATCAGCCATAATCTTAATCTGTTGTTGAGGGCTTAGTTTTTTAGTATTAAACCCAAGGTTTTGGAGGAGGTTACTTTTGCTCAGACTCTTCTGGAGTGTTTTCATCGGACCTGTCTCGTAGTCTATCCGCCATCCGAGCTTCACAATGGAAGTCCCGTAGTATACCCGCTGTCGGTTAATCAGTTTAATCTTCTCACGAAAAAGCATTTCTTCCATTTTCTGACCAAGAATTTTCTCGATAGATTTAGCGTGGTCTACCTGTCCTGGGTCGGTAGGCATAGCAATAAAGTCTAAATCGAATTGAGAGATAGAAGAGGTAAGGTTCTCACCTGCCTGATAAAGTTTAGGAAGATAATAGTTGGAAGACCACACATCTGCAGGAGCAGCTGGCTCTAGTTCATAAGCATCATCAATCCGCTTCCACAATTTACGAATGGGAATAGTTGCATTATGGTACTCCTCAACTCTAGCAACGTAGTTATCTAAAATAACCTTGTCACCCTCGTTAGGACTATACATTCCATTCTTGTTGTGGGTATTCCGTTCAATATTGGTTAGAGAGTCTCTAATCTTCATTTTTGTTTCTATTGGGTTGGTTTATTACATTTTACCACACTACCGCCTCCGTTGACCAGAACGATAGACCGTACCTCCTGCTGGCATAACGCGTGTTCGGATAGGAGGGAAGATAACCTCGGGGTTAGAGAAGGCGTACTCAAGGGCGGTACGTGCGTGAGAGTAATCATCATGAACAGGTTTCTTGACCGATGTAGTTGAGTTCCTCCCTTGTTTCGGCCAAGAAGAGTTAGCAAGAGCGGCTATCGTCCGTTCACACCGAGGATGAATGGTGATTCTGGGGAGCATAGCCGTAAGAGAATCTATTCTCTCTTTAATCAGGTTGTTTTTTGAGGGGATATTCATATAAATACCATAATCCGAAAAGACATCGACTACCCGAATCTTATCTCCCCGTCGTTTTGCCCCAGAGAAGGGGTCTCCAATGTGGTACTTTGGTCTATATCCTACGAACGTAGGGATAGCGTCTAATGTTTCTTGGTCGTACTCGAAGTTCTTATCTGAGTCTACTCTCCCGGTAATAAACGGAAGCCCCCATTCTACAATGTGGTCGTACTCTAGCTCGTTTATAATGTAATACCAAGAAGCCACAGGGTCGTAGGCAACCCAGATAACGAAATAAGGGTCATCTCCTCCTTCTGAAAAATCCCAAGTGGTAGCTACCTGCCATCGAGGGTCTAATTCAAACTCTTTAACAGTCTTCTTCTGGTTGAACATAGGATATACTTTACCTGAGGCAGCTCCCTCATAATTAATATCTAACTCCTGAGCGATATACGATTTGTTTTCCGTTCGCTCACACTCTCCATCGTACCAATCCTTGTCCTTGAATGGATGTTTTGTCCAGTGCCAGGTGACTCGAGTAATCTCAATGTTCTTAGCGTATTTCAACTTATAGAACATAGCGTCTTTCCCATAATACGGGTCGGGTGTAGAAACTGCTATCCGGCATTTAGTTGCATCTCGGGCTTTATTCCAGGCTCCCTCTGACATACCCTGTCCCCGAGAGTCCCACTTAGCAAACTCATCAAAAAGGATTGCTCGAAACCGACCTCCAACAGAAAAGTCATGGTTGGTTGCCTCTCCCATAATAGAGTTACCCAGTTCAGGGTTTTCTATAACGCTTAGTTTCCTATGTTTGGTTAAGTCAAACCCAATAGGAAGGAGTCGGGGGTGAATAGACTTTATTACCTGCACCAGTTTGAAAAAAATAGAGGAGGTGTTCCCTAACTTGTCTACAAGGTCTTGTTTTCTGGACCCTACCAGTAAATCGTACCCCCAGAAACACCAAGCGTACACAAATAAAGTACACATAACCCAAGTAGCCCCCATATCTCGGGATTTATCGAAGTGAATGTCTCCGCCGTTCTGCATATTATCCCACATTCTCCTGACGTCCTCTGCTTGAAAGTCAAAAAGAACAAAAGGAATTATTTTAGAGCCGAAAGTTTCCCGAGGGTCGTACAATGTGGCTATCAGGTCAAAAAAAGTGACTGGATCGGACTTAAGTTCTCTCTTTAGTTCCTCCAAATCTTTCTCCGACCCATAATCTAAGACTTCTCGCACCTCAAGTCTTGCTACTAAGCAAGCCTCTACGTGGTTACCGAATCTACGCTGTCGTTCTATTACCTCTTTGTTGTAATCAACGGTAGTCATTCAGGTTTACTCTCCTTTCCAGGTATCATATATCCCTTGTACTTGAGTTTTTCCCTTGTTTCAGAAGAGTCGAGGACTCTATCTGTCTTAAATACCTGTTGGATGTAGGCTTTCTTCTCGGTTTTGTTGTCGATGTACCTCGATACAGCAATGAGATTCCCCATTTCTAGCTCATTGTGGACGTGAAGCTCGGCTAAGTTAGCGTTAAAATCTCCGAGAATAGACATACGGTCTTCCCATTCAGGAGTTACTCCAATGAATTCATCTAAATATTTCCGTTCTATCTTTGAGAGATACAACGCAGTAGGAATAGTAATCCCTTTAATCATCAGCCCCTCGAAAGTATTAAGTTGGGTTCTATCGAATTTCTTATCGACTGAGTCAAAGTACTTGTATGAGGGGGTCTCAAGAATCTTCTTTTTGAATGCTTCTATTTCCATATTTTTTTCTTATTTTTGGAGGATTAGTGTGAGAGATACTAAATCCATAATCGCATGGTTCTATCATACCATGAATAACCCTTTTCTCCGAAGGGAAGACTTCCTCATACGGTATATTGAGTCCTCTCAAGTAATGCTTTGTGAGGAAGGAGGAGTTATCTTTTTTTATAGATAACTTGCTATAATAGTTAATCGACATAGCCGTTATTTTGACTCTCCCTGAAGAATGCTCCTGTTTGGTGATAGGCATCCCTTCATTTTTCTCATTGTGAGGATGGAAGATATATCTATCCAGATAGGAGTCGAAGTAGACAGAGATGTTCGAAAAGTAAGCGAGATTATACTTCAAGACTACGAAGGGATTGAAGGAGATAATGTTCTTTGGGCTTATGGAAATATGGAAACACTCAGGGGGGAGGCTCCCGAGCATGGTCTGGATATCTGTATTAAAATACCAGGCTATATCATCATAAGTATTCTGCTCCTCCCGTTCCATATGGTCAAGTATCTTAGGGTGAGAGATATCTCTCATGTGCCAAAAGAAAAACGGAGACTGGTAATCCACGTACTCAACCCCCTGGTGGTTAGTGAGTTGTATTTCGTTTGAGAGAATATCGTTTAAGAGCAGAAGCTTCTGAGGGTCTTCCATGAAGGGTTTGGATTAAAAATCACCGGTAATAGAATACAGTTCCTTCCCATCGAGATATCCTTTATCTGAGTTCAGGTTCCATTTGGTAGGAGATGTCTGGACGATATCTATAGCCTCTATCTTTCCGATGGAGGCTATGTTGGAGGCGAAGTCTACTACGGTAAGAGTCTCTTTGTCTGGATGAAGCCGAACCCCTCGACCAATTGCCTGGACGAGAATCCTGACCGAACGGGTGGGTCTCAAAAGATAGACACAATCCAAAGCGGGATAATCATACCCAACAACAAGAGTATTGAAGTTGAATAAGACTTTTATATCTCCCTCCTGAAAAGCTTTTAGCGTTGCTTCTCTATCTTTCTTTGCCATAGTTCCTTCCACAACCGCAGAGTTAGGAACTACCTGGGTAAACTCCCGGGCTTGCTCTAGGGTTGCAACAAATACTAGGACTGACTTATGGTTCTTCACTCCCCATTCAAGTCCTTCAAGTACATGGAGGGTGGACTCTGGTTTATGAAAAGCTCGCTTAATAGAGGCTGGAGTAAAATCGTTCTTGGTAGAGTTTAGGGTTAGTTCATCATGCTTTACCACGGGGGCTGAATAGTAGGTAATCGGGGTTAAGAACTTCTGGTCAGTGAGAGTTCTCAGAGAGATATTATAAATAATAGAGTCCCAGAAGGAGTAGTTGGTCAACATCTGTAGGCGGGTTGTGGCGTGAAAGCGATTGGGATTAAACTTCCTAGTGGTCGTGGTCTCCATCCGATACGGCGTTCCTGTCACTCCCACAATTTTAGGAGGGCTTATAGGATTTACTTTGGTGATGAAGGTGTTATACATCGACTTCTTCTTGGTAAGAGGTACCCCGTCACATTCATCAATGAGTATCAGCTTGATGTGCTTAAATAATTCAGGCTTCTTGTAGATAGACTGGATGGTCGCCACGGTAATATGGGATATATCCTTCCTCCCAACGGAGGCTGAATAGACTCCAATAGACTCGTCAGGGAAGTAAGATGTTAGCTTAGCGTAGTTCTGTTCTATAATTTCTTTCGATGGGCATAATATGAGCGTAGGGACGTTGAGCAGGAAGGCTGCATTGGCTAAGATGAGTGACTTTCCTGCGGCGGTAGCGGCTACGAGGATATCATTCTTCCCTGGTCTTTCAATATATGAGTCGGTAATTGCCTTTACGGCTTCTTCTTGGTACGGCCTTAGGATGTATTTCATGACGGGGTATATATTATAGTGATGGGGTCGGTCGGTCAGGGCGGGTCTATTATGCTATTGGGGGGTCTTTATCTTCTTCTTCTTCTTTTCCTGTGTGAGGCATCAGGACAGGTTCTCCTACTGTTCGCTTGAGGATATCAAGAGTGCCAGTCCCAAGGACCCATCTATTGACGGGGTTACCTCCTTTACGAGACCGCTTCTTTTTCATCTCGAATGCTTTCAGGATATCTGCCAACCTCATTTGTTCTTTTCTTTCAATCACCCGATAATCATAGAGAGAATCCCATATATCTGCTACGGTTAAGCTGAACTCTTTGTTTTTATAGACGGGTACAGCGGCAAGGTTAGTCAAAATATACCGAGCAACCTTCTCGCTAAGAGGGTCCTCATAGCTAGACTCCTCCCGCTGGGAGTTGAGGTAGTCTCCTTCAAGATAAGTGGTGACTGTCTTAT